CTCAACCAAGCTGACCCAAGAAATCTATCATCTAAGATGAGAGAGGGATGGGAACCAGTGATGGCGGAAGAGCAACCGAAGTACAAGTTGTTAGCTAGTCGAGATGGTCAGTTTAAAGACAATATTGAGATTGGTGGTTTATTACTCTGCAAACGTCCTGAAGAGTTTGGTCAACAGCAAGCTGCATATTATGCTCAAATGACACAACAACAGGCGGAGGCAGTTGATAACAATTTAATGCGCCAGAGCGATGCTCGTATGCCTATCTTTAAAGAAGGTAAGTCTACGACTAGCAAAGGTACGAAAAATTAATTTTAGGAGATTTAAATGGCATATCCAACCGTCCCCGGTCCTTATGGATTTAAGCCTGTAAATCTTATTGGTGGTCAAGTTTTCTCTGGTTCGACTCGTCAGATTCCTATCCAGTATAACTTTGGCACTAATATTTTTTACGGCGACGTAGTAGGTATTTCACGTGGTTTCATTACACGTTCAACTGTAACAACAGGCGCTGGTGCTACCACTGGTTCCCAAGGTACAGTAGGTGTTTTCTTGGGTTGTTCTTACACAGACCCAGTTACTAAGCAAAAACGTTTTAGCCAATACTATCCTGCTAATACTTTAGCTGGTGATGCATTTGCTATCGTTACTGATGACCCAGATACTTTGTTTAAAGTAGCTGTTGTTCAGACCCAAGGCGCTACCCCAATTGGTTCCGCTGCAACTGCAATGATTGGTTTAAACATTGCTGGTTCTGACTTAGCTGGCTCAACATTTACTGGTGATTCATACAACGGCGTATTAGCTTCTAACGTTGCTAACACTGCTTCTTTACCATTGCGTATTGTTGATTTAGTACGTGATACTGCTGTAGCTACAACTGCTATTTATACTAGCGGTACAACTACATTAGTAACTTCTGCTCTTCCTTCAGCTTTGGTTGTTGGTACAGAAGTTGGCTATATTGCACCTAACGGTCAATACGTTGGTACAGGTTCATGGGTAGCTTCTGCTGCTTCTGCTGGCGCAACTTCAGTTGTTTTGAACAGCGCTCAAGTAACAGTAAACAGCCCAACCGGTACTGCATCATCCGCAATGACAATTCCTGCTTCAAGCACTTTGGTATTTACTCAATATCCAGAAGTTTACGTTAAGTTTAACTTCGGTATCCATGAGTACTATAGCAATACTGCCCAAGCAGCTACACTATAATTAAGGAGCTATAAATGGCTATTTCTCGTGCCCAACTACTAAAAGAGTTGCTCCCCGGATTGAATGCATTGTTCGGATTAGAGTATGCTCGCTACGGTGAAGAACATAAAGAAATCTACGAAACAGAGACTTCTGAGCGTTCTTTTGAAGAAGAAACAAAACTGTCAGGCTTTAGCGCTGCACCAGTCAAAGGCGAAGGCTCTGCAATCGCTTATGACAACGCGCAAGAAGCATGGACAGCTCGCTACAACCACGAAACTATCGCTCTTGGCTTTAGCTTGACTGAAGAAGCAATCGAAGATAACCTCTACGATTCTTTGTCTGCTCGCTATACCAAAGGCTTAGCTCGTGCGATGGCTTATACCAAACAGGTTAAAGCTGCTGCAATTTTGAATAACGGTTTCAACTCCGCTTATACCGGTGGTGATGGCGTTTCATTGTTCAGCACTTCACACCCATTGGTTAACGGCGGTACAAACGGTAACACTCCATCTACTCCTGCTGACTTGAACGAAACTGCATTGGAAAATGCTGTTATTCAAATCGCTGCTTGGACTGATGAGCGTGGTCTGTTGATTGCTGCTAAACCACGTAAATTGGTTGTTCCACCAGCACTCCAGTTCGTTGCAACTCGCTTGCTTGAAACTGAATTGCGCGTTGGTACAAACAATAACGACATCAATGCAATTAAGAACAACGGTTCTGTTCCAGAAGGTTACACCATTAACCACTTCTTGACCGCAACTAATGCTTGGTTCTTGACCACTGATGTACCTAATGGTTTGAAACACTTTGTACGTACCCCATTGCAGAACAGCATGGACGGCGACTTCGATACTGGTAACGTTCGTTACAAGTCTCGTGAGCGTTATTCATTTGGCTACTCTGACCCATTGGGCGTATACGGTTCTTACTAATCTAGTAAGCTCCAACGAGAACCCCGCTCAAAAGGCGGGGTTTTTTACATCTTGATTAAGTCTTGACGGATAGACTCTACTACAGATTCCCAGTCACCTAACTTGGGCTGGTTGTAGATTTTAAGGGTTGGATACCATGGACTATCGGTGCGGTTAATCATCCAGCGCCAACAAGTATCAAAGCGATTCATCATCCATGCTTCTTTACCCATAGCAGCCGCTACGTGCGCCGTGGACGTGTCAACTGCAATTACTAGGTCTAGGTTCCAAATGTACGCTGCGGTGTCTGCAAAGTCGTTTAAATGGCTTGTATGATTACACATCCTTGACTTCCAACCTAAACAATTGTCAAGCTCTGACTCTGCTGGTTGCCCTTTTTGTAAAGAATATACGTTGATATTGTCAAGTTTTAGTGGCAACAACTTAGACAAAGCAATATTTCTACGCTCGTTTACCGCCCATACTTCTGGTTGGTCAGGTCTAAAACCACCGCTCCAGACTATTCCTACATTCTTTTTGCCGTTATCTAACAACATAGGCTTAAACTTTTCCACCAAATCTGGGTCAGGTTTAAGGTAAATACCATGCGGAATAGTATCTATATTGGTTCTAAACGCATAAGGCAAGCTCATTAAAGGGATGTGATAATCGTAATCAGGAATCTTATCTCCTGTAGTAATGATTTCATCAACACCCTCTAACGTAGAAAGCAACTTTATTAGTGGTTTTTCTACAGCAAGAATGACTTTGGTGCCATTTTCTTTGGCTAATTTGGCATATCGGCAGAACTGAAGCATATCGCCAAGACCCTGTTCTGAATGAATAAACAGAGTTTTTCCTTGAATATCTTCATTGCCAAGCCATAATGTGCCGGGGAGATTGCGCCTTGGATAGACTTTTCGATTAAAGCGCCACTCATGCTCTTCCCACGCAGTGTCGTATTTTCCCAACAGTAATAGGCATAAAGAGCGGTTAAAACGACAATCTGCCAGATTAGGGTCAATTTCTATGGCTTTGTTATAGTCATCTAGAGCCTCTTCTACCCGCATTAAATTTTGCAGAACCAGTCCACGGTTATTATAAAAAGCTTCTATCCCTTTAGGATTTTGCTTGATTCCTTCTTCATAATTGGCTAAAGTCTCTTCCATGCGATGCAATTTTTGCAGGGCTATCCCTTTGTTATTGTATGCCTCTGGGAAGTTTGGCTTGTGCTTTAGGGCGGTATCGTAGCATTCAATTTCCTCTTCTATCTTATGGATAGACCCCAAAACAATACCTTTGTTGTAATAGGCTTCTGCATAATCAGGCTTGATGGCAATCGCTTTATTAAAATCTTCAATCGCCAGCTCAGGCTGTTTTAGCTCCTGATACAGATTTCCTCGGTTATTGAGGGCAACCACATGGGTTGGAAGCAGCTCTAAAGTCTTTGTAAAGTATTCTAGGGCGGGTACATTGTGCTTTTTTTGAGCCAGCATAACACCCATTAAATGGTAGGCGTCGCAGTTTTTAGGCTCCTCATGAATAAGCTGGTCACATAAAACGGCGCATTCTCTAAAGTTTTGTGACTGAAACAGTGTTATTGCCTTTTGAAGCTTGGCAAAACTCTCCGGCTTTACCTTGGTAACGTTCTTTTTTTTCATGAATAAATTCTACTCGAAAACTTGATATTCCTGTTAGGATAGTGTATAAATACAACATCTGGGTAATTTACTATTCCGCCACTGCCCCAGCAGACGATGCAACGATTGGAATAGGTTCTTTTGCATAAGGAGTCCATTATGGGACGTAGTACATTTGAAGGTCCAGTATTAGCTGGTACAAATCGTTTTGGTCCATTGCGTAACGTTGGTTACCAACAGTTAGTTCAAAACGTTGATATTGATATTTCTAACTCCGTAGCAGGTACTTCTACCTACGGTGGTGGTTCTGGTGTGTTTGTTGCTTCTAACGGTGTTCCTAACACCGCTGCTACTGTATATGTACCATCTGCAACATCTGCTCCAACCGTTCAAACTATTCCAGCAGACAGCGCAACTATTATCTATCGTGGCGCAGTTTTCTATCTGCCAACTGGTTCAGACCTTGACAACGTATTTGTTGATTGTGCAACTGCATTCTCAGTTACTGGCGGTACAGCCACATTAACTGCTGCATATGTGTATGTTTCTAACAACTACACAGTAGCTAGTGCAACTCCAACTTATTTTTCTACAGGCGCTATTACTGCTGTTGGTCGTCAAGCCTTGTCTACATTTACAGGCACACAGATTACAAACCAATCCTCTACCTCTACAGACATCTATCAAGGCGGTACACAGCCTAACTTGTCACAAGTAGTTGTAACAATTGCGTTGGTTGGTACTACTTTGACATCTGCAACAAGTCTTGCTGGTCAAGTAAATATTACATTGCAATATTCACAGCCTGATAACAACATTGGTACATTGACAACTTACCCATACGGTAACTTTGACTAATTAATCCAAGGGGGAGGAAACTCCCCTATTAATAACTTAGGAGATTAATTATGACTGGTTCCGTAGTCCAAACAAATAACGTATTAAATTCGATTACTCGTCAAGCTCGTACTGAGCCTTTTGATTTGCAGGTATCTCGTGGTCAAATCACGGGTCATACTGCTGTTAGTATTTTTGGTTATCAGGCAGCCGTTTCTAACGTAGCTGTTCCTATCTGGGAAAATGCTACCGCCTATACATTTGCTACTTCAGCTACTGCTTTATCAATTGCAAGCTCATCAGCAACTGATGTTTCTCCAGCAGCCGTCACCATCAATGGATTAGATGCAAACTTTAATCCTATTTCAGAAAATGTGGTATTGACAGGAACTACCGTAGCAACAACTATTGGAAGCTATTTGCGAGTTAATTCTATGATAATGACTGGCGTTGCAGCAAGCCAAACATCAAACGTAGGAACAATTACAGCAAAACAAGGAAGCAATATTCTTGGTCAAATCAATGCTGGAATTGGAAAGTCACAAAGCACCGTTTACACAGTGCCAAATGGATATAGTTTTTATTTATCTTTAGCTGAAGTTAATACTTCTAATAGTTACACCAGCGCCAACATTGTTACTTATAGAGTGCAAGCAACCGATAACAATACTGGCGTAACTAGAACTGTGTTACAACAGCCATTTGTTTCAATTTATACCGCTAATAGAACTTCTGAGCCATTTATTTATCCTGCTAAAACAGATATTCAGTGGCAATTATCTACCAGTACAACTACCGCAATTGCTGCGGGTGTAATTATTACGGGCAAATTGATTAAAAATCAGGGCGAGTACATAGGGTATTAATTATGGCTAAAACTCCTGCGTGGCAGCGTAAAGAAGGCAAGAGTCCTACTGGTGGCTTAAATGCCAAAGGTCGTGCCTCTGCTAAAAAAGAAGGCATGAATCTTAAGGCACCACAGCCAGAAGGTGGTTCAAGAAAAAAATCTTTCTGCGCCCGCATGAGTGGCATGAAAAAGAAATTAACTTCTACTAAAACAGCCAGTGACCCAGATAGCCGTATTAATAAAGCATTAAGAAAGTGGAAATGCTAATGGACTCATTAATGCAATTTTGGAACGCCGGATTAACTTTAGTCATTGGCATTATTGGATTTTTTGTTAAAGAAAAATTTAATGAGCTAGACCGTATTCAAGTTTTGTTAAATAAAACACGTGAAGAAATGGCTCGTGATTATATTACTAAAACTGAAGTGCGCAGTGATATGCAACAAATCATTGACCGATTTGATAAACTAGAAGCTAAGCTAGACCGCTTTATTGAAGGACACAAATAATGCCATACGAAGAAACTGGGGCTGAAAAAGTAAAGCGTAAAGCTTACGAAAAAGCCAATAAAGAACGTGGTATTGAACAAGAAGCAAAACGTGACTATAAGCTTTTTGGTACTACAGAACAGAATATCCCTAATGTAAATCCTATGGGTGATGTTGTAACTCCTGCTGCTGGTATGAAAAAGGGCGGTAAAGTATCTTCTGCTTCTGCTCGTGCTGATGGCTGTTGTGAGCGTGGTAAAACTAAGGGGCGCTTTGTATAATGCCAAGTGTGTCTAGAAAGCAGCATAAATTAATGGAGGCGGTTGCTCATAATCCAGCATTCGCTAAGAAAGTAGGTATCCCTCGCTCTGTCGGTGAGGATTTTGTAAAAGCCGATAAGGGCAAAAAATTTAAAAAGGGTGGCGACATGAAAGAAACAATGGGTCCACGCAATATGTCTAAGGACGTAGAAGCTGGTTCAAACAAGCATCGTAAATTTGGTCAATCTGAAGTTCAAAAACGTGGTTTAACCCGTGGCATGAACTTAGGTGATACTGGTAAAACAGAGCCAATTGAGTCTGAAAAAAACATGAAGTCTTATGAGGCTTCTATGAAAAAAGGCGGCAAGGTTAAAAAGATGGCTGCTGGTGGCGTAACTAAGTTTCCAGTTGAAGCTGGTGAAATGGCTGTATCCAAGAAAGGTACACGTCCTCATGGAGAACATCCAGACCAATTAAAAGGTCACACCCGTGCAATGATGCCTAAGATGTCTGGCAACGATATTGGTACTGGTTCACCTGTTAATACCAAGAAAAAAGGCGGTACAGTTAAGAAGATGGCTTCTGGCGGTACTGCATCATCTCGTGCAGATGGTATCGCACAACGTGGTAAAACCCGTGGTAAATATTGTTAATAAAGGAAATACTATGAAAATCGACCATCCACCAATCTCTAAAGATATGCAAGCTGAAGAGCATATGATTCACCCAGACCACATGGAAAAACACCATGGCGGCGACGGTCACGCTCAACATCACGAGCATTACAAGGCTCACTCTGCTGGTCACAAATTGCACCACGAACATGTAAAAGCAATGTGCTACGGCGGAATGGCTAAGGGCAAAAAGAAATGATGCCAAGCCGTGGAATGGGTGATATTAACCCTTCCAAAATGCCAAAGAAGAAAATTATCGAGCGCACAGATAATCCTGATGCTGTAGATATGTACGCAACTGGCGGTGAATTAAAAGAAGTACCAGAAGACAATGTAGGTCTTTCTAAACTGCCAGAAGATGTAAGAAACAAAATGGGCTACATGAAAGATGGCGGAGAAGTTTGGAATAAGCCACGTCCAAAAGGATTAGGCGCACCCAAAAAAATGTCCCCTGAAAAGAAAGCTAAAGCCAAAGCAATGGCTAAAGCGGCTGGCAGACCATACCCTAATTTAGTTGATAACATGAGAGCAGCGAGGAAAAAATGAGTTTATTACAACACTTTGCAGATGAAGCAGAACACGTATTGGATATTGTTAAAAAATCTATTAAACATGAGGTTCAATCTTTTGGTGCTGCACATCCAACCACAGAAGCTTTATTAAAGACCTTAGAAGCCCATTTAGAGCCAACTCCTGTAGTTCAAGCAGTTCCTGTAGAATCAACCCCAGAAACTCCTACACAAGCGAGTTAAAAATGGCAACTAAAAATTGGATAGCTGGTGCAATCAAAAAGCCCGGAGCTTTACGCAAAGAATTAGGCGTCAAAGAAGGCAAAACTATTCCTGCCAAAAAACTAGCTGCAGCTGCAAAGAAACCCGGCACGTTGGGTAAGCGGGCTAGATTGGCGGAAACCCTTAAAGGTCTCAAGAAGAAATAATGGCATATACCAGTGGTAACTCTTCCTTTAACCTTGACCTTACCGAGCTTGTAGAAGAAGCGTTCGAAAGATGTGGCTCGCAATTACGCACTGGATATGATTTAAAAACCGCCAAGCGGTCTATTAATCTTTTAACCATTGAGTGGGCTAATCGCGGTATCAACTTTTGGACAGTAGAAGAAATATCTATTCCTTTGGTATATGGTCAAGCTATATACCCAGTAGGTGCAGATACTATTGATATTTTAGACTTGGTAACTAGAACAAATAACTCTAGTGCAGCCAACCAGCAAGACATCAATCTAAACCGTATTTCAGAGTCTACTTATTCTACTATTCCTAATAAGTTGACATACGGACGCCCAATTCAAGTTTGGTATAACCGTCAAACTGGTAACTCTAATATTTATACGGGCGTCACTTTAGCGGCTTCATTGACCCCAACAGCGACTACAATTACCCTTAGCTCTACATTTGAAATGCGCTCAACTGGATTTATCCAGATTGATAATGAGATTATTGGATACGTTAATATTTCAGGCAATCAGCTATTAAACTGCTACCGTGGACAGTACAATACTACAGCGGCTTCCCATAGCGTTGGAGCGGCTATCTATGACCAGCAATTGCCGTCGTTGGCAGTATGGCCCACCCCAGACAATGGAACGTCTTATACGCTCGTTTATTGGCGTATGAGAAGGGTTCAAGATTCTGGGACTGGCGTATATGTTCAAGATATACCGTTTAGATGGATTACTTGTTTAGTCGCTGGATTAGCATATTATTTATCCATGAAGCTGCCCGGAATGGATATGCAGCGCGCTCTTGGATTAAAGCAAGAGTATATGGAGCAATTACAGCAAGCTATTGAAGAAGATAGAGAAGATGTATCCATTAGATTTGTCCCTCGTAACCTGTTTTACGCGAGGTAAGTAATGCCAACCAAGTATGCAAGTGGTAAACATTCAATTGCAGAATGTGACCGCTGTGGTCAAAGATATAAGTTAGTACAATTAAAAAAACTAACAATTAAGACCAAATTGGTTAGCATTAAGGTATGTCCAGAGTGTTGGGACCCAGACCATCCGCAGTTACGATTGGGTATGTATCCGGTCAATGACCCACAAGCGGTACGGGAACCAAGACCTGATATTAGTTATTACGCTTCTGGACCAAATGGTTTAGAAACACAACAAGGTGGTGGAGTTAGCAAAAATCAAGCTGGATATCCAGAGGGCGGCAGTAGGGTATTTCAATGGGGGTATGCTCCAGTGGGCGGCTCTAGTGGTTTTGATAGAAAATTAACTCAAAATGATTTAGTAGCAAAAGGCAACATTAATCCAGTAACAGTAACAGTAAACTAGGAGTAACAAATGGCAAAGATGGATAAAGAAGACATGAAGCAAGATAAAGCTATGGCTGATAAAGAAATCAAAAAAGCTTTTAAACAGCATGACAAGCAAGAGCATAAGGGCGAACACACCAAGCTAAAGCTCAAAAAAGGCGGCATGGATGTTAAGAAAATGGCTAAGGGTGGTGTAACCCAGTCTAACTTACGCAGCATGGGTCGTAATATGGCTCGTGTAGCCAACCAGAAATCTTCTTCAAGAGGTCGTTAATATGGCAACCGCAAAGAATGTAAAACCTACTAAAAAAGATAGTCCAGCTATCAAGACTGGTAAGGCTCGTTATGACCATCCAGCAAGCGATTATGCCCGCCCACATACTATGGCAGGCAAGATTATTGACGGTAATGAAGTCATGGAAAGCGGTGATTACGCAACTGAGAAATCCGCAAAATCTGCTAATATTAAAGACCCATTACCAGCAAGTGCAGTAAGCTGGGGTAAAGGCACAACTAAAGAAGACGGTATTGAAACTCGCGGCAATGGTGCAGCTACCAAAGGTCGCATTGCTCGTGGACCAATGGCTTAATGAATTACGAACAGCTTTATAACAATATACAGACTTACGCACAAACAACAGAACCAACGTTTGTAGCGAATATCCCGTTTTTTGTACAGGAAGCTGAAACTCGTATATACAATTCGGTTCAAATACCGTCACTGCGCAAGAACGTTACAGGAACATTTAGCTCTGGAAACCAGTATTTAACTTTGCCGTTTGACTGGTTAGCCACGTATTCTATTGCTGTAATTGATTCAAGCGGTAACTACACTTATTTATTAAACAAAGATGTTAACTTTATTCGTGAAGCGTATCCTAACAATGGCGCAACATCTTGGGCTATGCCTAAGTACTACGCTATTTTTGGTAGTTCTACTCTTAATGTTAATGAATTAACTGCTATCGTTGGACCAACTCCTGACTCATCATATAGTACTGAGTTACATTATTTTTATTATCCAGTGTCAATTGTTCAAGGCGTTGCAGCTACTTTAAACGCTACATTTACTGCTGGAACCTTATATACACCGGGCTTATACCAAAACATTCCGTTGACTGGCGGCTCTGGTTCGGGTGCTACTTGTGACATTTTGGTCAATTCTAGCGGTAACGTAGCAACTGTCACATTACAGAATGGCGGTAGTTTTTATCAAGCTGGT